CTACGCCATCATCTTCTGCGTCTGGGGCCAGTACCTCTTCAGCGTCATCAGCCACAGCCGTGTCTTGCTGTGGTGGGAGGGCGCTTTCAATGGCACTGGAAATAGCTTCGCCGATGTCCATGCAATGATCCTATTGCTGTCGGGATAAGATGTCAGCTTGCTGTGCGGCCTGTTCCGCTTCCGGGATGCCAGTCAAGCTCTGTTGGAGCAGGTTGGTGACCCCGATAGGCGGATTGCCACTGGCAAGCGGTAACTGTCCCGGTGATAAGTTTGGCACGCTGGCTGCGGGAGGGCCGCTTGCTGGGCCAGCACCAGTGGGGGGTTCCGCGCCCGGAGCGGGTGGCGGTCCTCCCCCTTGTTTCTGCTGCGCTTGATTGGCAAGCGCTGTCCACCGCTCCTGCGCGGCGGCGATAATGTCAGGCTCCACGTCGTCCTGAAGCAGCAACTCGCGCTCCAGCACGTCCTGATGAATAGACTCGTTGTCCTGCCACCGCATCTCAGGCACAAGCGTCTGCATACGGATTGCATCGGTCACGCGCTTGGCGCGAGCTTCCTGATCCTCGTCTGGCGACGCAATGTTGGTTGCCACGGCAAACATCTGACGGCGACGGTACTCCTTCATGTCGATGACGCCCGTCTGGAGCCAGTTGTCTAGCAAATACAGACGGAACGCCATCGGCATCGGCATCATCGTTGCGGCTTCTACCTTGACATCGCTCTGCCCGTCAAAATCCGACGACGACACGGCGCGAGCCAAGTCGGGACGGCCTTTGCCAATCGCGCCAAGCGAGCGCGGCATATCATAGCCCCATGCCATGCCAGCCAGCGTAATCTTGCCCCAGTCCGTGTAGGCCACTGAAAGGGCGTTGACGCACGGGCTAAACACGCGCTCCAACTGCTCGCGGCTGGCAATGATGGCACGGCCCGATTCGCCAGTCACCTGACCACGGCTAACCGTGTTCCACCCAGAAGCGTTCTCAAACGCGCTCTTCTCTAGCGCCAGCGCCTCTTTGACATCGTTGCCAACGCTAAACCCGTTAACGGGCTGAATGCTGTCCGACATCGGACCAGCGCCACGGATTTCAATCATGGAGGTCACGCCACCCATGAACGTTTCGGTGACAATGGCGTTGGGTCGCGTCAGGAATCGGCCACCCGCATTGACGCGGATATTCTCGATCCACTTGGACAGCAGCGCGTTGACGCGCATCTGGTGATCTATCCACTGCTCCATGATGGGGCGAGGATAGTAACTGGGGTCGCTGGAACCGTCGCGTATCGGGACCAGTGGAATCACGTTCCACATCAAGGGCGAGGGTCCAAACACGACTTCATCGCCAACGACCACCATCTGCATCCCCTCCGGGAGCACGTCGGGATGCGGCTCTAGGTAGACCGTAAACCGTTCCGTCACGTCTTCATCGCGGAGGCGCTGGCCTTCGCCAATCGTTGTCTGCGACAGTACCCACGCGCCAATGCCTTCTGACCCGCTGTAGGTCGGGCCGTTTCCAGTGGACATCATCGTATTGGCGGCATCTAGACCCGTAATGCCATACCGATACGCAGCTTCGGAACGCGAGATCACCTCCCGAATAATGACCCAATGCGGTTTTTGAGTCGCCGTGGCGTTAGGCGACACACGAACCTGCTCCACCCGAAGCGTCTGGCACCCAATATCGCCCATGGGCTTCTTCTGCCCAGCGATGTCGCCCATGCGCTCGTCCCACGGGCCACGATTCGGATTCCAGAATTCGTGCCAAAAGGAAATGCCGTCCGTTTGCGCCCAGAAACTGGCTTCTCTCGCCATGCGCGGCATCTCTTGCTGCTCATACTGGTACTCCAGCGCCATCTGTTGCGCCTGTGCCTTCCGGCGATCCTCTGGGTCTTGCGTAACAGGCGTGACAGAGAACCCCGGCTTCTGGTCCATCATGATCTGGAGACGCTGGTCGAGCGCCTTGTCGATCATGTTGTACACCACGCGAGCGGCGTCACGCGGACGAGCAGGTTCGCGCCACGGGCCAAGCCCCTGCGCTGAAATCCACTGTTGCCCTGCGCGGAAGAGGCGATTGCGCTCAACCAAGTGCAAGTGCATCTGCACCGCTTCGCGGCGACTGTCCCACAAGCCGCGACACCACGACGACCACGCGGACGAGTCGATGTCCTCTACGTCGTCGGCGGCGGGGAAGTCATGCCCGTATAGCGCACGACGCAACAGAGCATCATTTTCCGACGCCGAGTTGGTGTTATTTGATGGAGGATTCGGTGCAACCTTCTCATTCGGGCCAAGCGGGTTGTTTGACAGGCCTTCCATGGCACGGGCCAATTCTGTCTCAAGAATCGGGCCTTCCAAGGTCGGTACCGTCGCGCTTCCTTCATCGAGCATCCCGAGTGGATCGTCGCCGCCAAAGTATACTGGGCCTGTCATGCGTCAATTCTCCCTACGCCAAAGGCGGCTCGCACAAGATTCCAGTCCCGGAGCGAGTCATACTTCTCCCGAATCGCCTTCACCATGTCTTCCTGCGCCCATGCGTCAGGGTACTGCATCGCCAGTGCTATCAAATCCTCTGGCACAGCCGCGTCATACGGATCGTCGTCTTGCTCCGTTTCACGAACGGGCGCGAAGAGCGTCACCGTCTCGCAAATACGGTGGATGGCGTAGACCGCCGCAGCGGGCCAGAGGATGTTGAGCAGTTCGTTCACGATCCGACGTAACGCACCGTGATGACAGGCGACACGCTGGCAAACGTGCTGCACCGCGCACGAACTGCCGTGTAACCGCCAACGACTTGCCTCCAAACGCCAGTTGCTGTTGCTGTTGTAACCGATGTTCCACCGCTCGCAGAAGTCACGCTAATAGGCACCCAGTTTGCGTTGTCCACCGTGCACTCAAACGTGATCGTCGTGCCCGTCATCGTGCCCGTAATCTGGATTCCAACCGATCCTGTGCTTGGCAAGCCATATACCGTCGCTGCGCTATTTTCTGCGGTGACGGTGGTGGTTTCCTTGAGCAAGTTTCCAACAGACATCGCTATCTCCTGACGTTAGTTGCAGTCCCATGCACGCAGCGACTTGTTAATGCGCGAGTCTGGATCGTTTGCCGTCTTGGCGCTGGTCAGCTTGGCCTTGAGGCCTTTCATGCGCCGACAGAATGCGATACGTCGCTTGGCGCTCGTCGGGCTTTTGGCCGCTTCGGCCTTCTTGACCGGCGCTTTGATGTTATGCCCAGCCGCCCGCAATGACGCACGACCCTTGGCGTTCAGCCCGCCTTCCGGGTTCTTGCCTTCTTTGCGCGTCCATGCGGGCGAGGCCATGCTACTTCTTGGCCTTAAGCTGCTTGTGCTGCTTGATGGCGATAGCGAGGAAGCCTGCGACCAGCGCCTTGACGACTTCGCCGTCCCACATCGCCAGATCGGTCGGGATGTCCGTGCCGAGGACGCTTGCCATGCCCGTTGCCAGCGAGGCAATGGCGATAGCCAGCCCCTGCTTGGCATACGCGGGGAGTCCGTCGATCAGCCCGCTCATCTGCTTGATCCCGTCGAGCACAAACGGCGTGACAAATCCGATCAGGATTGGCGACACCAGCTTGAGCGCGAGTGTTAGCGCAGCATCACTGAACATCAGTCCTCCTCCTCTTCGTCCATGTCTTCGTCGTCAGACTCACCGGACAGCTTGGCTTCCAGTGCGTCCATGCGCTCCATCAGCGCGTCGATTTTGGCGCTCAAGCCCTCAGGGCTCGTCTCCTCCATCGGCTCGTCTTCGCCGTCCCGCTCGTCCATCGGGTAGCCCTTGTCGTCGCGCTTGGACAGAGGACCGCGATCTCGCATCGGCTTGCCCATGCCAATGACAACCGTCATGCCCGATTCTTTCATCGGGCTGCTATCCATCAGTCCCTTGCGCCGAAGCATGGGCTTGCGACCTAGCTTCTTGCCAAGCTTTGCCAGTACAGCGTCCATGCCAGTCTTCTCCATGTGCTTACCAGCCCGATCCGGGCAGTTGCGATTGGAAGTCTCCTGCTGCTTGGAACGCCAGCGCAGGGCCATTCTCGGGAGAAACATAGGGATCGTCGCTTATCAAGCGCAACCCCGGCGGGGCTTCTGGCACCGCCCCCTGCACGCGATCCCACCCATGCAACGCCAACGCCACCGCCATCACGCCGTCGTCGTGGAACCCGCTCGGGGCTTCATAACGTACGCCCGTTGCTGTATAGGTAAACTCGAATGCTTCCATTTCCGATACAAGCCATCTCGTGTCTTCCGTGTCCGGCAACGTCAGCTCCTTGCCTTGGAACGCGGCGACCAGCCGCTGCATCAAGCGCAGTTTGGAACTTTGCGTAAACACGTGAGGCGTGACGTTCACGCCCATGCCCTGCAAATCGGCCACGATAGCATCGCCTACGCCCGTCGCGTCAGCCACAATGGGCGTCTGCCCTACCTTCCCCCTTATCCGCGCCTTTGTGACGGCCCACGGAGCCTGCCAGCGGTCTAGGAAGGCGATCCGGCGGTAGGCGTCGAACCCCACCAGCACGGTAAAGTCCATACTTCGCGCTAAGTCTACGCCGTAGACGACCACGGGCTGGTCTGATAGCGCCCCGATACTGGCCTTGATCGCCTCTAGGCCAAAGGGGTTTGCGCCATCGTCGGTCGGGATGCCTTCGAATTCTTGCGCAAAGACCTCGGGTGGTAGCTCGCGGCGGGCGGCTTCGACCTCATCGGCGGGGATATACGGGTTTTCGAGCGTTGAGGCACGGAACGACGCCCAATCGGCGTCTTCGCCTAGCCCACGGTTGAACAGCACGACAAACCCGTGCCGACGACCCTTCGGCGTGCCCAAAATCAGCGCCCGACCTCGCAGATCGACCAGTGTCGGTCGGATCGCCGCCTGCCAGACCTCCAGCAGATCACGGGCAATACCGGCCTCGTCGATGACCACCAGCGCGTATTTCCGGCCTCGGGCGGCGTCTGGGGTGTCCAGCGTCCAGACCTCAATAACGCCGCCCGTTACTAACTCCAAGCGCTTGTCTTGCTCGTTCATGCGGGCCGTAATCGGCGCTAACCGCTCCACCAACTCGCGCCATGCTTCGAGCGCCAGCTTGTAGGTGGGCGCAAACCAGCCGACGGGCTGTCCCGCAATCGCCACATCCGACGCTTCCCGAATGCCACAGGCCGACTTGCCCCAGCGCCGACCGCACATGACCACCCTGAATCGCGCAGGGTGGACGGCGATCTTCGCCTGACCGGGGTGGCGCTTGTGTAAGCGCACCTCAACCGTCGTTGCGCCCTTTTGATGTTTCCCGCGTACAGAAGCCACTCGTCCTCGCGTGTTCTCGTTAACTCGCCTACTCGTTCACTCGTTAACTCGTTCACTCGTTAACGCTTTCTACGTTAACTAAAAGATACCGTTAGGGTGACTACGCAGTCAGGGGTGACTACGTAGTCACCCCCCTACTCCTCGTCTCCCGCTTCACTGCTCGCTGGCAACGTCATCATCGCTGGCGCATAGACCACGGCGCTGACCAAAGCATCTTTCCCCGCTGCATTCAGCGCCATCACATTTCTGACTGGCGCATCGTCTTCCACAATCTTCACCGAAAGCGTCTGGGCACCCTGATGCTCAACCGTCTGCTTCTCCCCATACTCCACCGGGTTGGCCTTGGCTGCCGCCCACTTGAGCGTCTCAATCAGCACGCGATCTGTGGCAGTCGTGCTACTCGTACTCTCTCGCGCCACCAGAATCGCTTCCTCCGCAAACGCCTGCCCTAGCATCGTCTTCGTCCGCTGATAGCGCACAAACCACTCCTCCTGCGCCACAATCCAGCGCCTGACCAACCCTGCGGTCAGCGGTTCACCCAGCGTCGACGATACAGCGTTGACCGTCTCCGAGAGCGTATGCCCCTCTGCCATGCCCTCCAGCACCCGCTCCACCACGGCCACACGCTCCGCTTCCTCCCACTCGCCTCGCTTGCTCCGCTTCTCCACCGCTTGCACGTCCATCCCACGGATCTTCCTCCCCATAGATCTCCCCTTGCTGGTGTTGACACAGCAACGTAGCCTTTTTGTTTTTTTTGCGCCAGTACTCGCACCCGTGTCATATCGACACACCCGTCCCCATGCCTCGCGTTGACATCTACCGTGCAACGATTGACCGTGTGGTGGTGGTACCACAGTCGCCACTGCCGCTGGCGGGGTATGGGGGGGGGGTGCCCCCTGCCAGCGTTGCCAGCGTGCGCGCAACCCGTTGCAGCGTCAGCACTTAGCGCACCTGCCAGCGCTGCCAGCCGCCAGCCCCAGCGTCGACGCTGCCCCCTGCTGGCTGCTGGCTGCCCCATGCTGGCCCGCTGCCAGCGTTGCCAGCGCTGGGGGAGCGCTGCTGCTGCTGGCTGGCTGGCACTGCCTACGAGCCAGCGCAGGGAGTGTGTCACTATGACACGCTATAGACTCGCGCGCGCGGGTGTCGGCACTGACACTTAGGAAAGCTTGCCGCTGTCCCCCCAGCGCTGCCAGCGTGACAACGTTCCCCCGGGCGCTTGTCCCCGTTGCCAGCGTTCGAGATCGGGGGGCAGCAGCAGACAGCAGCGCAACGCTGCCAGCGCTGGCGATACCTTAGCGCTAAGTGTTTCAGCGCTGGGTTTATTTTGCGCTGCCAGTCCAGCGCTGGCGAGAGCAGATTTGTGATATGGCCAATTTCCCCGAACGAATCCCGAAATAGAGGCAATGTCACAAATATTTGTGATATTTGGGCAGCAGATTTGTGATATTTGGGTCATTTTCCCGAAACATGGAAATCGCTTCAGATTGATCAAAATGGCTTGAGAGGGGGGTTATAGCCTGAAGGGGGGTCAATGGCTTAGAATCGATTTCGCTTTCGGTATTTATTCGTGCCAGTTTCGCGCTGGTTTGGCGCTGGTTTCGGGCGCTTTAGTTGACTGATTCGAGCGCTGGAAAGTGCCCCTATATAATGAGTGTCGGGGGCTGAGATGCTGCCCCCGTATTTTGCCCCTACAATCTACCGTTGACATTGCAAACGCTGCCCCGTATTTATAAGGCCGTAGCATTTTGCTACGGAAACGCCCCCGCC